CTTTGCACGCAAGCCGTAGTGGTGGATGGCAGCAATTCGGGCGGATACACCGGTGAACGCCAGGCCGGCTGAGTCCGGGCTGGTTCTTATCTTGAGGTATTTGGCGGTGCGCAGCTTGGTGAACATGGCCTTCTTCCGGATCTGGCCACGCTTGCCCCGGAGTTTCCGTTTCTTCCTGGGCTCCCAGCTCTGACCGTCCGGACTCTGCTGGGCCTTGATTCGCTCCTGGTTCTCTTTCCGCAGATCCCGGGAGATGGTCTTCATCAGCTTCCGGCGTTCAGCGGGTTCCATCTTGCGCAGCAGCGGCTCCACCCAGCCCGCCAGGGCGTCGACGTCGTCAGTCATCGGATTCTACCGGTTCATTGAAGCCATGCAGATCCACGATGATCTGCCACTCGGCGTCCGGGTTCATGGCCATTTCCGGCTCCGGCAGCACGTGTTCTGTCTGGAAGCCAGTTTCCAACGCGGTCACGATCACCCGCTCGGTTACGTTTACGGTGATGCTGATGTCGTAGCTATTGTTATTCAGCAGCTCGGCCTCAAAGCTGATAGAGCGCTGCGGATCCGCGCCGGGCTCCCGGTAGGCCAGCCAGGACAGGATGGGTAACACGAGCTCGTCCATGTCGCCGCTGTAGTCGGTAACGATGATCCGGATCGGCAGGGTGTACATGTGGCTGAGGTTCGGGCCCTGCCAGAATTCGATGTTGCCGTCCTCGATGAAGCTCAGGAGCTTGTCCGGGTTTCGCTTAAGGTCCGGAACGTTGGCCAGGATGTGGTTTCGGAGATCGGCGAGCTTTTTCATGAGGACTCCTCGAAATTCATCTTTCTGGCTTTCTGTTCGCAACTATCGACCTCTGCCTGGATCTCAGCCATACGTTCATTCTGGATGGTGAGCTTCGTGCTGTACCGGTCAATCAGATCCAGCAGGTCGCCGTTCTGATTCATCCAGTACCGGCCTGGGTGGCGCTCCTGCGTCGCCAGTGCCTTCACGTTCCCGCAAACCAGGTATTCCGTTTTCTGGATGTACTGGACCTTTCCGGAGCAGGCGGACAACAACATCAGGCAGCTCAGTGCGAGCCCAGTTGCGATAGGCTTCATTTTCTTTCTCCAGTTGTGCCCGGGCGGCCCGCTCAGATTCCAGGGCAGCCTCCAGGTTGGACTCGTTCGAGCGGATGCGGTCAAGGCGTCCGGCCAGGCGATCGCGGGCCTGTGTCATTTCGGTGAGGCGGTCTTTCGTCTCGGTCGCTTCCTGCTCCTGCAGGCTCAGTGCCTCAGCGGTGGAGGCTAGCTTTGCGCTGGTATCCATGTTTCGTTCGATGCTGTACCAAAGCGCCCCGCAGAGTGCGAGAACGACCAGGCCGATAACCAGGTAAACCTTCATTCCTGACGCCTCCCGCTGTTGACGTAAAAGCCGAACCAGGCCGCGGCGCCGGTCCAGATCACGCTGGCGTATAGCTGCTGTGGAGTGGTCGGGTCAGCCAGGGCGGTGTACCACTGGTGGGTGTCGAAGCAGAGCCAGCCATAGAGAAGCACCAGCACACGGGGCACCACTCGCCAGGCGTCGAGCTGCTCCGGTGTCAGCTTCATGAGATCCGACCCACTTCGCGGAAGCGGTCGTAGGCCGCGGCCATGCGGGTGTCATATTGATTCCTGGCATAGGCTGGCCCGTTGTAGCGTTCGGCGAACTCCGGCCAGTCTCTGGCCTTCAATGCCTGGTGCAATGCCGGGTCTTTCTTGATGAACCGGACAAAGGCCTCCAGCTGCTCGCCTTCGCTTCGATGCATGGCCTCTGAAAACACAGCAGCGGAGGCGTAGCTCAGGTGCTGCCAGTGGAAGCCCATGATCTGGAAAAGGCCCCAGCTGGCCGACTCGATGCCGGCAGTGCGATTAAGGGCACAGGCCCGGGTTAAACGGCGCCACTCGGATTCGCCGCCGATGTAGCCGCCGGGCTTCTGGTTCACTAGTTTAGGGTGGGCACTGGCCAGCTGCTCGCGATCACGCTTTGGCAACCGTCGATACATGATGTGCCGCTCAAACAGAATCACCGGGCGACCAGAAGGCAGGAAACCAGCCTCCTTGCTCTCTACCTCAGTGACAGCCTTGAGCGCAGCCAGCTGGACCCCGAGTCGGCGGGCGGCGTATTTGAGGTCTTCTTCACTCAGGAGCGTTTGCGCGGTGACGGTGCTGGCCGGATCCAGGCGGGCGAGGGTGGCTGGCCCGGCAATGCCGTCGACCATCAGGCCTTGCTGACGCTGGTAACGAATGACAGCCTTTTCCGTTTCGTCACCGAACCAGCCGTCTACCTGGACTGTATAACCGGCACCCACCAGGCGGGCCTGCAAACTGGCGACTTCTGAGCCGACATCTCCGTGCTTCAAGGTCATCTTTATCCTCCGATTGCGAGTGACACCAGCCGCAAAAATTCAGTGCGAAACATCACGATCAAACCGCCGATACCAAGCGCCATCCAGATGGCTCCAGCGGCAAAGGCAACCTTTCGAGCCAGTTTCTCGACCTTCTCGGTCAGACTGGTGATCGCTTTGGTGGTGGCGTTAGCTGTGTCGTTCAGTGCGTTGACGGTGTCGCGGTTGTCGTGGTCCATCCGACGGCGGAAAGCATTCAGGGCCGCGTGGGTTTCGCGGTGGGCCTCCTGCTGCTCAGATCTTGCCTCCCGGAAGTCATACCGGATCTCGGTAACGGCCTGTTCCAGTGCGTTCACCCGCGGGTGCAGCTTCTCCAGATCCCGAAGCCGGGCAGCCAGATCCTGCGCCACAATTCGATACAGCTTTTCCTCAGAGGTTTGGGTTTGCTGGCCTGCCACGATCACTCCCAGAGTTGAACGGTAGATTTGGTGGATTGGGCCGCTACGGCCGGCATCCGGATCACCGTTCCTGTAGGCAGAATGGGGCCCAGATCGGAAAGGCCGGGATTTGCGGCAAGAACGTCTTCGGTGACGCCGGCGGTGTAGCCGTAGTAGCGAAAGCAGACCCGATCGACGGTGTCGCCCTGAATGGTTCGAACCTCGTCCATCAGATCAGCTCCACGGTAGTGCGATTGGCGCCCCGGATATCGGATAACGCCCAGGCAGCATCACGCCGGAGATCATCACCGGTGATAACCATGGCATCCGCCTGGTCATGCCCATTGCCCGTGGCGTCGTAATCCCGGTACCGATCGATGAGGTTGGCTTTGGCCAGGCACCAGACAGCGCGAAGGTACAGCCGAACGTTGGTTCCCAATGGCTGCCAGTCAGCGTCCGGTACGTCCTCCAGAGCGTCGAGCCCCAGATCCTTCTGGGACTGCATGTACTCGGCCAGCGACCGGTTGGCATCGAACATCGCCGCCTCGAGGGCATGCTGCGCTCGCTCATCGGTGACAGTGCCGTCCAGGCGCATCGAATCCCGGAACTCCTGCAGGTTCAGGTCTGGGAAAAAGGCTGCGTTGGTGATGATGATGGGCTCGGTGGTGCCACCGGCTGCGATCAGGCTCATACTGCCTCCGGGTGAAGGCGGTGGACGGGGCCGTAGAGCTGCTGGCTTGGCCTTGGCTCAGGGCCCCGTGCCGCCTGGCGTCGGGGTGCCGACTCGGGTCCGGTTATTGGCCGGAATTCTGAAGTTCTTTCTCAAGTGCCTGGATGTCCTTCTTCACGCCAATGCGGTCGTTCAGCTCCAAAGCTCGCTTCAGAGAGAGAAGGGCTGTTTCCTTATCACCGGCATCGCGTTCCAGGTATCCGAGCGCCTTGAAGAGCTTCGCTTTTACCTGGTCATGCATGTCGGCGTCGGCAAAGTACTCGACCGTGCGGTGCAACTGTTCCAGAACCTGGCCTTTGCTCTCGTCGCCGTCTTGCAGCTTGAGCGCAAAATCGGCCACCTCCTCGGCCACCAGGTTCGCGGTTTTGCGGTCGTAACGGTCCGGAGTCTCCAGTTCGTGATTGACTGCATACTCAGCAATGTCGAGACCGGTTTTCAGATCGCCCACATCCAGGTACCAAACCATCAGAGTCATCAGCACATCGTCCTGCTGACCTTTGCCACCTTCCAGAACGCCCTGAACGTAGCTTTCGTAGTTCGGCAGGAGCTCCCGCTTCGCTTCGATCTTTCGCTCAATGCTCTGGATGTCGGACAGGCGCCGGATATCCTCGACGATCGCGGCCTTGTGGAGCTCATAGGAATCACCTTGCGGCCTGGCCGGCGTTGCCTGTGATGCCTCTGCCTTCGCCCGGGCACGGTCGAAGTGCTTGCGGGCAGGGCTCGGCCGAGGTTTCCCACCCTCTCCGCGGTTGTAAGGGTTGAGCCGCTCCTTGCCCGGGGCTTCTGCCCGTTCCTGGTCTGCGGCCTTGGCTTCCTGCTGGGCCTTTTCCATATCCTCGGCCGCAGCCGCCTCGCGGGCGGCGCGGACCTGTTCAAAGCGCTTCTTTGCTGGGCTGACCATTACGTCCCCCTTACACCATCGTGATGTTTTCAACGACTGCGCCGGCACCGAAGTCCTCGATCACGTAGGCATCGTTGGAGGACTCGAAGTTCTCGATGCGGTTACGGCGCGGGTTGTCGATGATGTGACGGCGGCGGCCACCTTGCTGCCAGTAGATAGACAGGTTCTCCAGGGTGGTGATCATCAGGGTGCCGTCCGGAATGTACGGAACCTGAATTCCCTGAAGGCCGCCGATGCGCTTCTGGCTCACCAGCAGATCCAGTGCCTGCTGCTCGGTTGGGGCGTTGGACTGGTTGATCAGCGGGAAGTACTTGTCGGACATCAGGGTGCGGCCGACCAGAACCACCATGTCCGGATTCTCGCGATACCACGGATCGACCATGCTGTTCAGAACATCGAAAACGAGAGCGTCGAGGTTCTTGTAGTCGCCCGTATCACCGATTGTCACCTCACCGGAGGCTGCGACTACTTCAGCCATAACGCGCTCAGGTGATTGCTCGCGATAGTGCTGCAGCCAGCCCTTGTTCACGTCCTGAAGTAGTGGGTTGGTAGATCGATTGGTGGCGGCTGCCGCGCTGGTGCCGTTCCAGCCAATCATGATGCGGTCCAGGGCCTGCTGGCGAACGATGGCATCGCGCAGCATGGCCTGGAAGTTCGGGAACTTGGCCCAGGCATCGATTTTGGAGTAGGGAACGGCGGTGTCGAACTCAGTCAGGAAACACTCGTAGCCGTTGCCGGTGGTGTCGCTGACGTCGGACGGGGTCCGATCGTTGGCGCTGACATCGGTACGGCCGGCGATGGTGGAGCCCACGCCCAGGCCGACCTTCTCACCTTTGATCTCGTCCACACCGATCATGTTGATCCGGCCCAGAAAGTCACTGGATTCCTGCATGCGGCGCTCCAGCGTTTGCTGGACGGTGGGAGTGACCGCGAAGGCCTCGGCGGCGGATTCAACGCCATTCAGCTTCGCGATCTGCTGCCGAAGCTTGTTGAACTGTACTCGGGATTCGTTGCGCATAGTCTGACTTCCTTCAGCAGTCGGTGAGGATTGCGTTTTCGCCACCTGTGGCGGGCGCACGCTGGCTGTGGTTGTGAGGGGATTTCTCCAGCTGGGTCTTCAGTTCGTTAAACTGCTGTTCCAGCGTTTCGTGGTCCTTTTTCAGCTGGCTGTAATGCCCCTGGGTTTTATCCAGTTCGCTCCGCAGCTCCTGCGCTTCGGATACGAATAGGCCCAGCGTGCTCTCCAGATCCTTTTTGAAGTCGGCGAATTTGGCGGCGCCGGCTTCCCGGTGCTTGCTGAACAGTGCCTTCACCTTGTCGAACAGGCTGGCCTCTTCCGGATCGCTGCCGGATTCGCCATTGGGTTCTTCGGTGAAGTCCAACTCGGTTTCCAGGGCGGCGGTGAACAGGTTTTCCGGGCGCTGCTTGCGGTCGTTCAGCGGGTTGGATTTGGCAGTGGCACTGAACTGGAGCATCTCTGTACCAAGGGAAGCGGGTGAATCGGTCACAGCCAGGCCGACCAGGTAGGCTTCGCCGGTGTCCGAGAACTCCGGATCCACCTCGATCGAGGTGTAGATCTTCTGGCGTTCCTTGTTCATGCTCACGAGGTCGTTGGTCGGTTCGATCTGGGCGTAGAGCTCCAGCTTGCCGTCCGCATTTTCTTCAGCCCGAAGTGCGTGAACATCACCCAGGGCTTTGAATGGGCCATCGGCGAACATGCCGCGCATATGCTCCAGCCAAACCCGGGCACCGTACGTCTGCGGGTTGAAGTTCTTGGCCATCTGCTCGATCCACGCCCGGCTGATAGCCCGGCCATCGGTAGTGGCGCCTTCGGTGGCCACTCGGAACCATTTTTTCATGTTGCCTCTCCAGTGCCTGTTGGGCGATGCTTACTCAGTTGTCGTGCAAGTGCCCCCAGATTCGTGGGAAGGGCATTCAATGCCAACCTGCCGCCTTTGTATCGATTCCCCGCACAAAACACCGCACGCTGAACCCTCGCGCGCAGCCTTTACGCTGGCTGCATGGATAAAGTCGTCGAATCGGAATACAGAGAACAATTCGTCTCCGCCCGCACTCTGCTGTGGATGGGGTGGCGACCTTCGCGCATTGCGGAGCACCTGGATGTCAGCCCGCAGCTGATCAACGCATGGCGTAAGCGCTTCAAGTGGGACGACGCACCACCGATGGAACGGGTGGAGAGCTCGCTGGAATCCCGAATGATTCAGCTGATCTTCAAGGACCCGAAGGAAGGGAAGGACTACAAGGAAATCGATCTGCTAGGACGGCAGTTCGAACGGTTGGCTCGTGTCCATAAGTATGAGGAGACCGGCCGCGAATCGGATCTGAACCCGAAGATCCAGGAGCGGAACCGGGCGCCCAGAAAGGCCAAGAACGATATCGGCGAGGAAGGCCTGGAACTGATCGAAAAAGCCTTCGATGAATCGCTTTTCGACTACCAGCACAAGTGGAAGGTGGCGGGCCTTACCCAACGAATCCGGAACATTCTGAAGTCACGCCAGATTGGTGCAACCTGGTATTTTGCCCGGGAAGCGATCGTGGATGCGTTCCACACCGGCAAAAACAAGATCTTCCTCAGTGCCTCGAAGGCCCAGGCCCATGTTTTCCGGCAGTACATCGTCCAGTTCATCAAGGACACTTGCGGGG